CGCCTTTGAATACGTAGACACGGCCATGCTCCCGCTGCACCTGACGCAGCATGGATTGCGCACGGTCTGCACCTGCATGAGTGCCACGGCCCTGAATGCAGGCATAGGTATCTTTTATAAAACGGCTTTCAAAGCATGGGCCAATAACATCGACCAGAGCATGATGCAGTACGCGATCACGAAATGGCAATGCGGCGCCTATTCGGTATACCGGCTCAAACAAGGTGAAGTGCCGATAAACCCCTGTCTTCCATGTACCCCACATAAGGTGATTTTGAATATCAATCAGATTGCCTTCATAATCATGGTGAAAGCGCATTACTTCACGGCGATTACGCTTACCCATTCGCGCTCTTAAATACGCTGCGTACAGGTTATCAAAATCGTAAATCAGGGGATAAAGGTTGTTATAGGTCTTTGCCATCCTTGGATGCCTTATATAATTGGCGGCGGGCAAAACGTTCGCCACCGGCTACCAGAATTAACCCGCCTATTGAGTATTTCGGCTTTCGCCGTGGACCGCATGTCCTTTTGTTCAGTGCTGCATGCAAGCCCGTAAGCCAACACGATCTGACCGTTTTGATACAAGAGCGGGCCGCGCGCCGATGTTGTTGTTCGAGTTCGAACGCGGGTTGTTGAGGTTCACAGCGGAAACCCCGGCCCTGTCGCCGTTGTTCCAATTGCCGCCGCGAATCGGGACGCGCCTCTTTGACATGAAACCCGCCAACACTGTATCAAATAAGCCTCTAATCTACATTAGGTTTATTGTCTAAGTTATTGTATTTGCTTGTTCCTTTTTCGGAACGATACCAGCCACCCAGCTCGATGCCGATCTCATTATTGAGTCGCGCCCAAGCCTGATAGCGTCCGGGTGTAATGATCTTGCGGTTGAAGGCTGTACGTAATTTACTGCGCAGCATATCCAGCTCGATTACCGCATCTTCGAGCGTGGTTTTCTTGTGATACCGCCTGCCTGCCCGAGTGACCAGCTCCAGTAAACGCCAAATAGAGCCTTCGATCTGCTTGCCCAGTATCGGTTTGTGCAATCGAGGGAACTGCTCTAAAGCCTCATCAGCCATAACAATCATGCGCTCAATACTTTGCCCGATCGGCAGAAAGTGCTGATCCTGGTAAAGCTTGTCGTTATGGTCGTGGGCTGGATTGTCGTCTGAGCGAGGTGTCTTGGGCCGTTTGAAACGTGGCGCGGTAGCCTTGGTGCTTCTGGTCAATGGATGCCCTTACTGCAAGTTTGAAAAGCATAGGGGCGGGCTATCGCCCACCCCAGCAAAGCGCAAAGCGCTAAGATTAAAGCGAAAAAGCGGGACGCGCGCCGACGTGGCTGTGCGAGAGCGAACGCGGGTGGTAGAGGTGCACAGCGGAAACCCCGGCCCTGACGCCGTGGCTCCAATTGCCGCCGCGAAACGGGACGCGCTCGCCTTCCACATTGTGCCAAATGCCATCTCCGTCAAGGTCGAGCGCTTCCGGGTGGATGCCATACAGCTTGAGCGTCTTGATTGCAGCAGCCGACACCGGCGTGGTACCCGGATTGGTCATACCCTCGAATGCTGCACCAGATCCCACAACCAGTGTGTAGTTCGCGGTACCAGAGGCGGCAATTTTCACGGCAGTCGCAGCGCCCGGCATCACCAATGCACCGGTTTCGCCATCAATGGCGCGCCATTCAGAGGACGCAGCAGACAGATCAATGGTGCTCATGGCAGCATTGTTATCGGCAATCACCTGAATTTCACCATCCATCAGGCGCAGGCCGGGCGCCCACTCCCATACGTTTCCGACCAGGTCAGAGATACCGGCATGCGTGCCGTCGTGACGCCAAGATGCAGGACCAGAGCCGGACAGAGTGCGAGCAGTTCCGGATGCTACACCCGGAAGCTGACCGTCATCGCGAACACCAGTTTCAAAGGTGGCATCAGAGCTGCGGCCATAGTTGGTGTTGCCGCGCGGCACAAAGCCGTTTTTGCGACACCAGCGTGCCACGCCGGACCAGTCATTGTTAGTCATCAAGCCCCAGCCAGCACCGTTTGCGCGGGCTGCATCTAGCGCAGCATCATGGGTGATATAGTTCTGAGGCGGCATGCCCGGCAGTGAAATCAGTTCGCCGTTCATCAGCACGCCCGGGTAGGCACCCAGGAATCGTTCAGTTTTGGTCTGGCCACCAACCTTGAACATGGGGTCAACGCCGGTACCCAGATCTGGGTTAACGTCTTCCAGGTTGAACGCGCTCATCACGTACATGTGTGACGGCTGACCTTTTTCAGTGTAGAGGACGGTGATCTTGCCACCGCTGGCCCCTTCAACAGCTGCACGCAAAGGGTCTTTTGTGTAGATAGTAGGCATGGGTTATTCCTTGTCCTTCGTTAGTTTATGCAGCCGGCCACAGGGTGACGGCAATCTCATCGGTGTTGATCGGATCGGCAATGCGCTCAATGGTCGGCTCTTCTTCATCACCAACGCCCGGCACTTCGTTTTCGGTGTAGGTGCGCGCCGGGATGGCGATGTGCGCCAGGTAAGCACCATCTTTGCCGCCCTCTACGGTGGTTCCTGCATGCTTGCGCACTTCGACGACAACAGGCACGTCCGCCTGACGCTCAGAGCAGTCGATCAACAGGCCGTCAACGGTGATGCGGGCGCCATCAATGGCGAAGTTTGCAACGCGCTGGCCGGCTTCTTTCAGTGTGATTTGCATCGATATATCCTCAATCAGTTGTTGTTCAGCTTGCTTGCACGCCAGCGCAACACCACGTTGTCGCATTCGCTCAGCAGCTCGATGGTGAAGCCGTTGGTGGCTCGACTGGTGGCCTTTATCTGGTCCGGGTCGCACACGCCGCCATTGAATGACACCACGTCAAAGTCGAGGCGGTAATCCGTGTCGCGCAGGGTCTCAATACCCACGGTCGCAACAATGGGGGAGTTCAGCGAGCGCGGGAAATTCGGCTCCATGCGACGGACGCTGGTCATGGTTATGCTGGCCAGATTCGGATCAGTCGTATCGGTAGAGTTGCTCGGAATGGTGATGTTATAGATGTGGATCGCATCGTCCGGCATCTCATCGCCAATCTCGGTCACCGCCAGGCGCATGGTTTCGCTGGCCTGGTGCAGATACAGATAGCCGCGCACGACAGCAGCCGCGCCGGTTGTGTTCGGCGGGACAGACGCTGCGTTCAACTGAGACGGTGCGCTGTACTGACGGCCTCGCATGAAGACAGAGCCGCCGGAGAAGTTCAGGTTTCGTGCCGCATTGGTAGATGGCTCAATGCTACAACCACTGACAACACCACGGTTGATCAGCGTGATCTGGCCTTCCTGCTGCAGCTGCCCTTTCAGTGCCAGAACGCTGCGGTTGGCAACACCCGCCTGATCAAGAGCAAACGCCAGCGTGGATGCCAGGTGATCCTGAAACTCAGGCGTAACCTGCCCCAACAGACTGTCAAACTCGGTCAAGCGCTCAGCGAGGGACGCCTTGCCGGCACGGGATGCATCCAGCTCGTTTTCAGTTGCGTTTGCGCGCTGATCGAGGTCTGAGAAGTTCTCGTCAATCTCGTCATAGCGCACGTTCCAAAGCGCCGGAACCGCATCAGGCTCGTTGTTTGGAATTTGGGTGATTTTAGGGTTTGGCAGGGCCATATCAGTACCTCAGCTTGATTGAAATTTCGTAGCGTTCGTCGCTCTCTTTCACCTTGGGTGAAAAGTTCTTAATGCCGATCAGGTTGCCCTGCTCGTCAACGAGCGCCGCTTCTGAGATATGCACCCCAATCAGTTCGTCTCGCTCCAGCATGCCGCGACCGGTAACAGACAGGTCATCCTCTTGGGCAACGGCAAGCAGTGGCTTGCGCAGCACCTCATGATTCAGCGCGGTCTGTTCATCGGACGGCTGCACAGCTTTGAAGGTGGCCGGGTCATGCCCGCCATCTCCAAACGCCATAAAGGCGATTTTCGCCACCGGCGCGCCACCTGCCATTTGCGAGGCAAGTCGTCGCCGGTGGGACAGTAGTGTTACGGCCTCAGCCATGGCTGCACCCTCAAACGTGTGTGATCGTTATCGTGAATTCAGGCGTAGCCGGACTGCCCAGTGACCAATCGCCGTTCAAGGGGCGACGGAATACAGCGCCTCTGTCAGCAATGCCTCGGCCTGAATACTCATCAGGTGCAAG